CGCTGAAGCTTTACAACTTCCTCAACTTGTTCGTTCAGTCTCTGCATTTATTTTCACGATGTTCATGGCCTTCTTGGTTCACTTTAAACCTATTGTCCTGAGGAAAACTTCGCTACTCATCCCAATGACCCTTCTTAAGAATCCAACAAAGATTCTGAAAGAATTAGGTCAACGGTGGATGGAGTACCGCTATGGCATCATGCCGTTAGTGTATTCGTACCGCGATGCAATGAAAACATTGAAGCGCGGTGTCGATGTCACCACCAGGAAAAGTCGAGTTATACGGCCGCGAGATCTTGGCGTGACTCTGCCTGGACCTACTAACGTTTATCGTTGGTCGGTCTATTCAGGGTCTATCCAAGTTCGAGCTACCGTTTTCCAGAACTTTGACTGGAGTACGGCTTCACGTCTGGCAGGTCTGGGTATCAATCCCCTTGTAACTGCTTGGGAGTTGATCCCTTACTCTTTCGTGGCAGATTGGTTTGTCAACATTGGTGATTATATCATCAGGAAGACCACCAGTCCCAACGCGAGATGGTTACAGGCCTGCATTTCCATCAAGAAGGATACTACCAAGAAGACGTATGCACATTTTAGAAATGAAGATAAAACTATCAATTTCTCTAATGTGCTTCCGGCTCTTTGGTGGGGATCTGCTCCTACCACACCGGCCTCTCAGACGTGTTCACGTCCTGAGGAGAACCAACTCCTTTATGAGGAGGTGGTTCAATCCTATGTGCGGAGCATGTTCAATCCTTCTGATGTGCGGTTGAATTTCAATCCGAACCTGAATTGGCGAAGATTGATTGACTCAGCCGCAATGTCCCTTAACCGATTGGGCTCTTTAGTTAGAGCCTTCAGATAACAAACAAAGGAAGGAATTCCTATGTCAGTGACCTTATCGGTCAAGAGTCAGGATAACGCTGGGGTAACCTATGCGGATCCCGCAAAGCCGGACATGATTGTCCGGTTCCGATTTGGCAACACCGTTAAAACACTTAACGGTGTCTCCGTCACCAATTATGCAGCGGAAATTATCTACAATGATAATAATGCTGTCACTGTTGGTGGCGTGTCTGCCCAGGACGCGTTGAGCGTTCGAGTGCGTGTTTCTGGCGCGCTTGAAAGCAAAACGCGTTTGAGTCAGCTTTTGGCTAGCCTCGCGGCACAACTTGTGACGTGGGATGGCCAAAACGTAATGCAGGGCTTCCGTCCGTTAACGGCGCCAGTCCTGATTACCTCCTAGGAGAAGTTCTTTTAGGAGTGTAACCAATGACTGACAATGCTAACGGAGGAATACCGTGCAATACGAAGGCCCAATCAAGGCTGTTAATACTCTTCTCCGAGATTTTGCCAAGTGCGATGAGCATTTTGGCTTCAATTCTCGACCATGTGAGCTCGCAAAAAGGAGTCTCACAGGGAAATTCGAAGAGCCACAGACCGACATCACAAACAAGCGTCGAACAGACGCGTGGGAGCGATGGATCGGAACTGACTCAAACCTCCAAATAACGGAGCTTCTCGGTCCACACTGGGCCAAAGCGCGTCTTTTTGTACATGAGGTCCTATCTTGTTTCAAGATGGGTCCCCTCACGTTCACTAACGGATCAAGTTTCGTTCCGTTGGGGGCCCAAACGTCGATAGCTTGTAAGCTGTCAGGCGTTTGGACTATAACCCCCGATTGCTTCGAACTTTTTGCCAAGTATTCGTACTGGCATCATGCTTTGAAGCACTCAGTAAAGAAGCGCTTTAAAAGCTACTGCACGAACAAGGGTTGGAACATCAAGTATGTGAATCGTCGACTCTGGGCTACATTTTCAAAATATGACGATGTAGCTTACAGGATCTATAGATTCAAGCTTGAATGTATCGTAACCTTTGTAAACGGTAATAGATGGTCAACCGTCCCTAAGAATAATCTTAAGGATCGGTCGATTTGTTTAGAACCGTCGTGTAATATGCTTGTCCAGCGTGCGGTTGGGTTGGGAGTCCGAGCTTGTCTTAAAGACAAACTCGGGATCGATCTCGATCACCTAGCAGATGTGCATAGGAATCGTATAAGCGACCCAAAAGTCGCCACAATCGATCTTTCTGATTGTAGTGATACAATCAGTCTCCGGTTGATAAACTACCTTTTGCCCAGAAGAGTCCTTTCAAAGGTACTCGCTAGTAGGTCAGACATGACCTTAGGACCCGATAACAACTTTTATGTTGTTAATAAGGTTTCTAGCATGGGAAATGGTTTCACCTTCGACCTGATGACTCT